CATGGCAAGCATATCACGCCAAATATCAGGCACAGGGTAACAAAAAGGGCGTGGCAGTTGCTCCGAAAAAGAATTTCCTGCAAGGGCTGCTAGAGCAAATCCCGTGGCATCCGTCATATCTGTTCAAGCATGTGAACGACGCCTACGATAAAGCAATGGGGAACCCGCCACAATGATGGGCGACAAAGAGATTTTCGACGCCATCCGTGAGCGCCGGGGCAAGCCTCTGGCACAAGCGGACGTGGACGCCATCAACGCGATCCTGTATCCGCTCGGGATCCCGATTAATGCGCCGGATCAAAAGGCTGTGGATCCGGCGTGGATCGTTAATGCGCGTTCGAAGCTCGGCCGGGCGGAAATCGTTGGACCCAAGCACAACAATTGGATCGCGGCCGGATGGGCCAGGCTCGGCGTTAAATGGTTCAATGACGACGAAACTCCGTGGTGTGGATATTTCATTGCGGACTGCTTGAACGACGTCGGCTTGAGCTACCCCAAGAATTTCCCCTCTGCCGCCAGCTATTCGACGTTTGGCACGGCTTGCCCGGCACAGCTTGGCGCAATCGGTGTAAAAGCGCGCAAGGGCGGCAACCATGTATTTTTCATTGTCGGACAAACGCCCGATGGGATCTACTTCAAAGCACTTGGCGGAAATCAGGGAAATCGCGTGTCGATCATTGATATCCGCAAGACAGACGTGAATTTTATCCGCTGGCCTGCCGGGGCACTTATGCCTGCACGTCCGGCGCAGCGCCTTCCAATCATGCCACACGGCACAACAGCAGTGAGCGAAGCATGAAAGTTCCCAAGATCACCCCGCTAAACACGATCCGGACTTTTGCCTTGGTGATTGTTGCGATCACAAGCGGCTTTGTCATGGGCATGGTTATTTGGCTCACGCGGCTGCTTTCGGATCCGAGTTGGTGCGATAGGGCAATTGGGGCTGCAAAGGGCGCAGACCGGCCTGAAACAGCGTTTGGCGGCTGTTTCCATCTTCTCACGCAGCAAATGTCCGCGCTGGCGATCAACAGCTACATTTTTGGCGGTGTGATCGCGCTGTGCCTTGCTGCACTCATGATTATTGTGGTTGCCGGTGGACGGCTTTCCTTCACGGGAAACAAGGATGGCGTTTCGGCAAATATTTCGAGCGCGAATGATGCAAATGTGCCAACCGTGACGACGACCACAAAAACAGAAGTGAAGCCCAACGCTGCGCCGACGACGGATACGACATTGGAGGATACCCCATGATACCGGAATTCTTGGTTGCGAAATTCGGCCCGGTGGCTTCGAAAATCATTTTCTTTGGGGGGATCGTGGCGTTCGTCGCGGCGCTCCTGTTGCTTTCATACTGCTCGGGGCGCTCGGATGGGAAAACGGGCGAAGTAGTGAAGCAGCAGGAGCGCGAGATCCAGGTTCAACAGGATCTCGGCAAGGCCAACGAAAATGCATCCACGGCACGCGTCGAAGATGCGGTGAAAGCGGAACAGCAGAAAAAGGAATTGAACGATGCGATCAAAGACACAAAGAGTCCTGATAGGGCTCGCGCTCTGCGTGGCTGCATCATCCTGCGCCAACAGGGTAGAGACACAATTAACATTCCCGCCTGCCGCTGATTTGAAGGCATCGCCCGAGCCGAGTTTTCCGGTTGAAGCACTGGAACCAACCCCGGCCGGGAAAGCAGCGGAAGATACGTGGTGGAATGCGATCCTGATTTGGGGCCGCGAGCATCACGATAAAGTGGTGCGTATCTGCAAATGGGCCAAGGATCTCGGGGACAAGGATGATTGCCCCTAAAGGTATTTTCGACCGTAATAGGCCAGCAATGTTGCTTCCGCTCGACCGTCATCCTTCACGCGGGCAAAATGGTGTGCGCTAACGGGAAATAGCGTGCGTGCCTTCTCACGGCTGGCGCCCTTGTCGGAATTCAAAAGCCCAAGTTTCCCCTTCCAGACCGATGGTGTGACAAAATGAAGGGGTGCGCGAGCATGCGCTGCAATTGCGTGCACAAACCCGAGCGACCGGCCGAATGAAAACATGCTTGTCACGCCTTGTCCCGGCCGGGCTGCGATATCCTCAATCACGATCATGTCAGGGGGAGGAAATGCAAGCGTGATCGACCAGGATTTCTCCCATTCACTCCAAGCCGGGCGATCCTTACCTTTCAGCTTGATCGTTGGCACGTCCACAACAATGACAGAATTGTCCGGATAGAGGATCGAGAGCGCGCCCGTCTTGCCGGGATCTATGCCTGCGACGATCATGGGATGAAATCCGGCCACATGCGCTCTATTGCACTAAGGCAATTGGACATTGCTTCATCCGGAGTGAGCCCGTAGGCAGTCGTTTGCTTGCCACCATCCCGGTGCTGTAAATGGCAGAAAAAGCCTTTTCCGTCATTTTCGTGCATATCACCACGATAGTGTATCGGAGTGACACTTTCTCCAAGAGATTTCAGGAACCAACCTTCTGGAATTTCCTTAAGTGACAATATCATTTCCGTTCTCCCAAATACGGCCGCAACCACTCTGGCGGCTCAAATTCTTCAAAGTCTCCCGGATCCGCGAAGGGAATATCCGATGGCTTTTCGATGCGAAACCGGGGCGGTAGCTTCTCGATACCGATATGCACGAACAGCCAATATTGCTTTGTCGCGAGATCCTGGAATGCCCGGCCGGGGCGCAAGTGTTGAAGCTGCCGGTTCACTTCCGCGCTCTCGGGCTTCACATGTTCCACACATAGCGTCGAAGGGCCAAAAGGGCAGCAGTGATCAACCTGTTTGCCGGTGATATCGTGGCCGTGAATGTGCATCGCGGCCCACCTGTGAGCAAACCAGCTTTCCCCTTCAAACCAAAAAGATCCATAAGGCTCATTATGCCCGCGTCCGGCCGTCTGCGCACCTATCCACATGACGCAACCCGTGTGAGGATCGAAGGCGCATTTCTCGGCAAAGCGCTGCAAGGCAGGCTTGCCCCGGCTCGATACATAGCCTGAATTTCCCTTTGGCGCCGCCATTATTTCCGATACCTTAACATGCTGTCCACTTCCGCTTTCACTCTGAATTTCCGCTCCCGTGCCCACGGCTCGATATCTTCCATAATCTGCTTTACCGTCGTCACAAGATCCGGCCTGTCCACTTCCTCAAAAACCAATTCATCGTGCACCTTGAAGATCGTATAGAGCCCGGCCGCTTCCGCGCGCTTCATGGCGCCCATGATCAAATCCCGAGCACTGCCTTGAATGCAGTCAGCCGTGATCATCCCGTGCCATGCCAGATGACGCCTGAATTTCTTGCCTTGGTAGCTCATGAAGGTCCAGGACGGACGTTCATCACCGTTTGGTGTGTAACTCGTCGCTGTGCGCGGCCGGTGATACCAAATTTTTCGGCCGCTCGGCAGGCGCATGGTGAGGAATTCATTTTCCTTGCGAAACTCGATGCCTTCATAGGAATAGGCTTTCGCCTGATTGCACCAAACAGCGTCAACGCTGGCCTGCCAAAGCCCATACCAAAATTTAGGGACAAGCGGCGCCACGTCTTTGCGATACGTGTTGATAGCGAGCATTGCCAGATCAATCGATTCCTTGGGCGCAAACCGAGCACGGAAGCCAACCGGCCCGAGCCCGTAGCCCGAGCCTAGAAACGTGTTCTTTCCAATCTGCCCCTCTTTCTGCATTGAGGGATCCTTGCGGTTAATCGGCCGCTTGAAGATCAGGGACGCGGTTTCAGAATAGACGTCCAGCCCCGCGTGCATTTGCTCCACTCGATCATGCTGCCCGGCCATGCTCAACAGGTTACGAGCTTCCACGGCCGCATAGTCGCCCGAGACGATCACTTTGCCTTTCTCCGGCACGATACAGGAGCGCAGGGACGAAATGATCGCGGTGAATATGTCCGGTCCCCAAAGCTCGCGGATTTGGCTCACGTCGCGCGTGAGAATTGCGTCCGCGAGAATATCGGCGGTCAACCCCTGCCGATCTCCTATTTCCCCGCGTGGGTAATTCTGAATTTGGATAAGCCTGCCGACGTCGCGGCCGGTGCGTGCTCCGTGATATTGTGTCGCGTAGCGCACGCGTCCATCGTTGCCGGCGCATTGGAGCATCCTTTCCAGCTTCGAAACGCTGGATGATGCGAGCGAGCGGCGCAGCGTCAAGACTTCATGGACATAATAGGGGAGCGGTTCGTCCAGTGCCTCAATCCCAAATTCATCATCGGGATCCAGGATCGCGTCAAGCGTGGCTTTTTTCATGTCACCGAGCGCCACGCCTTGCTCATTTACCCAATTCAGCACCTTTGCGCGCTGCGTCGGATTAAGGCCGGTCAATTCCCGGAAGCGCTCAACCATCGGCACGCGGACTTGCTCAAGCACGTCCATACATGCGTGAACGAATTCCCGGTCGATCAGGATCCCGCGTTGCTGAATTTTCTGATCGAGCACCCAAGTGTGCCGTTCCTCCGGCCCCAGGCCCTGCGTTGCGATATAAACCCCATATTGAGCGTCAACGTCGGCATTGCAGTAATTATAGAGAATTTGCAGATTGTATTCGTTGTGCTGCGACCAACCCCCAAGGCGATCCGGCTTGCACATGGTCAACATGTGCCGGTGTCCGTCCATATCCTTTTTCACGGGCAGTTCCAGCGCCGTCACAAGCGCATCGAGCCCGAGAGGCAGCGCCTTCATTCCTGCAACCGCCATCGTGTCATGCCAACGCTCTGGCGGCAATTCTGGATAGCCCATAGGGACCAAGTGAAATTTCCACATGGCTTGCTCAAAGCCAGCGTTGTGAGCGATAAAAATAACGGTCGGATCGTTCGCCAATTCCATTAGCTCGGGATCGAGCGCGTGAAGCTGCTTTTCCGACATGCAACGCGTGAAGGCTGGAACCTTGTCAGTCACAACCTTAATCGACAAGCACAGTGGAAAGGTGCTCATGTCCTGCCCGTATTTCCACGCGCCAATCTTTTGAAGATCCGCGCGGGAAGCCGTTTCGAAATCAGCGACAACGTAGCGCATTAGTTTTTATACCCCGGCAGGAATTGAACGCCATGCGTATTGATCTTTGCCGGACGCCACACATGCCCACAATTTTGGCAAGCGTGCGTGTGATGTGCTTTTTCCAGGAATTCTCCTAAATCAAGGTGCCGGGCATGACACATAGGGCAGTGCAAAATCATTGGCGCGGTTATGCCGCTATCCAATTCAACGATAAATGCGAATTTGCTCATTATCTTGTCCTAAAAACGTCGGCTTGCTCAAAGCTGCCAAAGCGAATTTTCACGCCCATATAAATCGCAACAGGCGCGATCCGCTCCTGCAAGGTTTTGTTGACAAAATTCAACCAATCCATTGGAAGGATAATTTCCGGCTTTGGCAAATTGTATTTTGTCGCCATTTCTGAAAGGCGTGCAAAATTCTCATTCCAATCGTTTGCGAATTCCTCCGCGCGTGTTTCTGGATCAATCATAAGTCATACTCCAATCCAAAACCTGCTTTTTTGATTATAGGTAGCGGACCAAGATACCCATAAATTTTCCCGCGATATTTTTGATCACTCATGGGATAGGTCCATTCACCCTTGAACCGCGTGAGCATTTTTCGATCCGTGAACGCGGGCAGCGTATCGTTGTCCACATAACAGACAAAAAGCCCGTCACTTGCAGGCGTGTCACCAATTTCGACTTGCATCACTCA